GGACAGTGCCGAGGGTTAATCTTTTTCGCCGTTGGCCAATCTTTATGTTGGCAACACTGCCAACAATGGGCGTGCTGTCGTCGCTTGAAGTTGTGCTTGTACTACTGTCATATTGATACTTAAACCATTCGCCCTCGTACAACGCTTCGTTTGCATTCATACGCAAGCGCATAGGCACGTAGTACGCAGAGTCACCGCTAAGGCCTTGCACGGCATGCGTTGGTCCGTACAAGTTACCGGATAGACGTATCGTTCCGTTTGCAGTGGTCAATGGCGTTTGGCGCATGCTTAGGATGTCCAAACATGTCAAGTCACAAATGGGTGTGCTTAAGCTGGTGTAAATGCTGTTGCTCCACTCGCCTGTGGACTTTGTAAATGTGCCGTCATCATTAATAAGCCATACGCCCTGATTTGGGTTACTGTTTCCAATGCGGTCGGCAAGTATTGCTTGAGGTAGATCAAGGCTTTGTCTAGCGTTTGCCGCTGCATTTGTGCGCGTGTATGTAATGACGTCACCGTCAAACGTTGAGCCGCCGCGCGTTTGATATATGCTTGTCAGGTTGGCAAGCGCAAAAGATTGACCCAGTGTGGCGTCCGCGCTCGTTACGTCGTTATTGTTTTTGTCAAAGACTTTTATATCCCACTCGCCAATTTCAGTTGCGGCAACCGTTCCTAGGTCTACGTCCAAAGGTGGAAATGTGATTGTTACAGTACCAGTAAGGTGCGCGCCTGCGTGCCTGTCATAAACAGCAGTGTACTCCTGTATCTCGTTGCCTGTAGTTGTGTTATACGTTGGCGCTTGGTCATTAGGCGCAAAACAACTCATGTTTGCGCCGCTAGTGGTGTAAGTGTTGTTTATGATTGTTCCGGCTGTGTCGGTCATAGCTATCGTCGTGCGCTTGGCGTAGATGTCGCCGTGACGCACCTTAAAGCCTAGGCGCACCCTGCGCCCTCTGTCGCTTGACGCGCTAGTGCCATAACCTGTAAAGCTGACGACGTAGCTAAACGTTAAGCTGACAACGTCGTTGTCTTCTAGGACTGGCGCACTATTGGCGTATACAAATTGGCTTGTAATGTTGCCGCTTGCGTTTCCTGCTCCTACGCCGTTCCAATCAAAGGCGTGTCCTTCATAATCGTGAGTGTAGTTTACTTCTGACAGACTAGGCAGCGAACCAAACTCAAAGCCGGCTATCTTGGTTTTGTTGCCTGTGGTAATTGCAGTGCTTAAGCTGTACAAGTTGCCGCTTGTCTGCGTGACAAAGCCAGGTGTGTTAGCGCTGCTGTTGTTGGCGTTGTCGCCACTCTTAAAATATGCGTAAGCCGTCATACCCGCGTTGGCTTTTGCCACAGGTATAACCCACCATGCACCGTAAAACTGCATGAGTCTAGCTTGCAAGTTGGTAAGCATAGAAACTAGTACCTCCTTGCAGGTGTAATACTCCGCGTCACCGTTGTCTTTTACGTTGCGAAGTTTGGTATGATTGATTATAATTTTTCTTGTGTACGGTGCGCCGGTCATCTCCGCGTGTTGGACGTGGTCAGAGACATAGATAAAATTTTTGTCTGCCGCCCATGCATCCACGTGCCGCACCTTGCCTAGTATGCGACACAGCACTACAATTAGGTTGGTGGTGTCGGTATATTCCGACGTAGAACTATTCTTGTACAGCACCTCATCAAGTAAGCCAATGTCATCTGTGGCTTCTAGCGTAACAAGGTTTGGATCTTCGTCTTGAAACGTTATATCACAAAACAGGACACCCGACCAAAACAGTTCTTGAGATGCCGACGGACCGCGAAATACCTCAACACGAAAACGGCCTTCTTGTCCGGTCTGTATGTCGCTAAGAAAAGTTGCAATGCTGGCTGTGGTGCTGTACACCGGAATACTGCACGCGCTGCTCAGAATAGGCTCGTGTGTATTTCTTCCGCGTCCGTCCCAATCTAACTCGAAGCCTGGTGTGCCGAGTGTTAATGTGCCGACAGAAGACCCACTATAATCGCTGTCATAAAAGTCAAGGTTGTACTCTGTACCTACCTCGTCTTTAAACCCTGCTGTAAATCTCTTTGCCATTACTTTCCAAATCTTCGACGGCGACTGTAACTGCTGCGCTCCTCACTGAGTAGAAGGTCGCGTCCACGAATCGTCCCGGTTACGTTCACATTGCCACCGCCTACCATATTTTTTAGCTTGTCCAGCGGTGCGACCACCTCCGGGTTAATAGCCGACGTACCTGGACCCTCTCCGACCATAGCCAATGAAGCGCCCGAGAACATGCCTCCGTCGGCCATTTGAGGTATTCCAAACCCGCCGCCAAGGAAAGACCCTAGCCCACCTTTAACCGCTGCTGATCCCGGGAACAGAATACTAAGAGCAGCAAACGCGGCAAGCATTGCGGCTAGCTTTAATATCATTTGTTGAAGTAAGTTCAACATGAAGTCGCCAAAGCTCTTACCGCCTTCACGCAATGCGCTGAATGCTTGCATGAAAAAGCCCGGAAGTTTGTTAGCCGCGTAGTTGCCTAGCTCAACCATTGCATCAAGCGGCAACTTAACCGCTTCGGCTACGCCCTCCATGCTTGTCTTTAACTCATGGTTGGCCATGCTTGCCGCCATGATGTCGCTGGCCATTGTGCCTTGCAGCTCCTTGGCCATGCCCATGGTTAGCAACCGCGACTTCTCAACTGCGTGTAGCTTTTCCTTCTGCTTAGTTTCTTCTGTTACCGACGCGGGCGCTGTTGGTTCGGCTATTGGTGCGCTCACGGCGCCCGCCAATACGTTTTCGTTAAGCTGCACACCAGCCGCGCCGAGTTGCTCCACCATCTCCAACAACGGGCGCAGCATGTCCGCCTGTTGCTTTGCGCTTTCCATTGCGCCAGCCTTACCGCCAAACAGAAAGGCGAGGCCTGTCGTTTGTGTTGCGCTGCCTTTTATTGTGCCGATCAAGTTTCTAATTGACGCTTGCGCGTCAGCCATCTTTTGCTCGACGTCGTCGACGTTGTCTGTGGTGACTGACCCAAAGCCCTCCATGGCTTCTTCGGCTAGACCCAGCGCAGCGGCAACGTCAGAACCCGCCGCACCGCTTATGCCCTGTAGGCCTTCGGTTGCTTGTTTCAGCAGTCCACCGAACGCAGCAGACAAGCCCGACTTTTCCGCTGCCTTGCCCATCTCCAACCCGAGGTTGTCCATTAGCGTGGTCATGCGTCCCTCGACTGTCTGGCTGAGGTTCTCCATAGCGCCAGCGGCAAGACCGCCTTCTGCCGTCATGTTTGCCAACGCCGTGTTAAACTGCTCAACGCTAACCGCACCCGCGCCGAATTCCATATTCGCGTCGCCTGTCACGTTCTTAAGCTCACCAAAAATTGGAATACCACGTTCCGCTAATTGGTTGAGGTTCTCAAGCTCTACCTTACCCTTGGCTTGAACCTTAGCGAAGATGGCTGCAATGTCGTTTATGCTGTTTCCGCTACTCGCCGCAACGTCGCCAAGCATCTTCAACTCCTTCTGCAACTCGCTGCGCTTAGTGCCGACCGCTAACAATTGCCTGGCCGCGCTGCTCACCTCTTGCAATTGGAACGGCGTCTTCGCTGTGAATTCGTTTAGCTCCTTAACAATTGCGGCTGCTTTGTTTGCACCTCCGGCAATGCTTATAAAGCCCGTGCGCAACGTCTCCATCTCCGCGCCCTTCTTAATAAGAGCCGCGACGCCAGCAACTAGCGTAACGCCAATAGCGGCAGCGGCGTTCTTAGCCATGCCCGCAATCTCTCCAAAGTTCCTCTTGAAGTTGCCCTTAGTGCGGCGCAGGTCCGCGTTAAGTTTGGTCAAGCCTTTTTTGCTTAGACCGATAGTAACTTTTAGATCTTTAAGTAATGCCATTTGACCACGCTTTGAGTGTGTGTTCTAGGAGCTTGTTCGAACGCTTCTTCTTCTTCTCCTTCTTCTCCCACGGAAAGATAACAAGGTCGCGCGGCTTTATACTCTGTCCCTTCTTGCCGTGCGGTTGTAACATGATCGTGGCAAGCCAGCGCGTACGCTCCCACTCCATCTGTTGCTTTTGCTCTTCGTCCTTGGCGTTGCCTTGTGCGGCTGCGCAGAACTCAATAAACGTCATGTCGTAAAACACAGAAGGGCTGAACCGTAAACGGCCCAACCCTATCTGCATACAATCTTCGAAGGTTAGCGGTTCCGCTTCACCTTTTTTTTTCCGCGCCACCGCCCATGAGCTTGGTGATAGACGCGCCCAAAATCTCAAGGTCTTGAACCTCGATAAGTCCTAAGAAGTCGTCAAGCTCGTACTTGAATTCGACTCCCGCATGTTTCGCTCCGCTTTGTGCCATGAAGTACACAAACGAACCAACCTCTACAACGTCGTCGCCGAGGTTGCTAATGTCAATGTTTGCTTCGCGCTTGGCGTTAGCCAGAGCGCGCATGTCACAACGCAAACGAAACTCTTTGCCGCTAAGCTCAATCTGCATTACGCTTCAACAAATGCGATTGATCCCGACAGCTCAATTGTTGCGCTGTAAGTAACGTTGTCTTCTGTTCCGCCGCTGGCTTCGATAGAAGTAACAAATGCACTGGCGCAGGTAAAGTGGTTGTCGGCCGTAGCGTCCAAGCCAAAGATAATGGCGAACGAAGAACGCGCTGCAAAATGCGTCATCAAGGTAGCCACCGCTTGGCCTGTGGCCTCGTCAACCAAACCACTAACGCTGATGCTTCCGCTACGCGTAGACTCCAACAGCTCACGGAAACCGCTGCTGTCTTTGCTGGTTGTGTCGCGTGTCTCCATAGACAAGCTAATGCTTCCTTCGGTCTGGTCTGGCAATGCAGCACCACCGATTTTAAGTAAGTAGACGCTTCCGTTAATAATGCCGGCCATTATTCTTTTTCCTTTGTGTTGTTTGCGATGATCGCGTTGAACAACAGGTCAACGTAAGCGAAGACCCTGTCGTCTTTAATGCTTGGCGTAAGGTTTACGACAACCTTTGCGAAGGCCAGAAGCGCAATGAGCAACTCGGCCCAGTATTCCGTGATGAAATCCATAGAGGCAATTTACGAGGTTTGCCCTAATCGCAACGCACATCTAAACAATGTCGTCGTTCGGTATCCAACCTGCGGCGTCGGCTTCTTCCGTGGTCAACTGCGTTGAGCTTGACGGAATAAGATTGCCAAACAATACTGTCTGGCCTCGGTTAGCGTCAATGTAAAAGGACAGCATGTCTTTTTCTGCCTGTGACACTTCGGGCAACAAGGCCAACAAGTCAGTCAAATCCACATCAGGATGTACAGGCAACACGTCTGTCGTCTCTGCTAGTAGCGCAACTTGACCTGTCGTCGGGTGAATCATGCGCGCATACAAGTATTGTGTGTCATCGGCTAACTGCACGGACGCAGGTCTAACCAATCGCCACACCTCCTTGTCGAGAGCATCTGCACGATCCGAAGAGGTTAAACCATTTTGAGGTTCTACAGGTAGGTAAACCACGCTCATGTAATGCCGAAGTACGTTTGAATGTTTGTTTCGATATCTGCCCTGTCCGTTGATTCGTAAGTGTCGTATACGATAAACTCTTGAATTGTTCCGTCTACGCCTTGCGTGTTTCCTCCGGTTCGATACATAATGCTATTCTCGCCGGAACCTGGCACTCTATATCCGCCGGACCCGCCAGGGCTAGACGTTGGACTTGTGCCGTTCTCGCGATACTCTATAACTGGTTTTCCGCTTGCCTCAGTGGTGCCGTCGTACAAACTAGAATGCACGGCTTGACTCAGCAACTCAGTAGTGTTTGTAAACTTCCGGTAACGCTTATCGCCCGCAACGCCTTTCGCATCACTTATAGAAATATCACCGTAAACGCTTGTGCTTGAGGTACGACCTACGACACCGCGTTGCGTCTTGTATAAAGACCAAACGTTCTGGAACCCGCTTGTGTAACGTTGGTCGACATTGAACACAATAAACACAGAAGAAGCACCGTTCGTAGTGCGCAAGTTGCTAGATATTTTAAAGCCGACTCTACCGTTTTGCCCGTTTTGGTTGTAGACGCAGGCTTTGCCGCCGTCAGTGTAAACCGCGCTCCCGCTATAAATGCGCGGCTGTTGACTGGACGTAGTTTGCACCGCGTCCGTTCCGCTACCCGTACCGCCTGACGCATCCTGCCCATACCATTTGGATATGTAGCCTATACTAGACCCGCAATGCGTCGCCACTGCTGCCACGTCAATGTACCCACCGCTGTCAAATCCAATGTCCGTTTCTGCGCTATCTGAACTTCTGCGCACTCTCATACATGCACCTGTGTAGGCAGAATTTAAACGGCGCACGCTGTAAGCAGCAACAGCACCGGGATAGTCATCCAAGAATAGCGATGATGTCGAAGGCAACGTGAATCCGTTAATGTCCGCAATGCTTGCTTTGGCTACTCCGTTAACCTCAGCAAATTCGGTAGGAGTTACACCAATTAATTTAGACACTTCACCCATTACGCCAACTCAATAAATGTGTCGCTTGGATCAAAGTAAATTTGGCTACTGCCTAACGCATACCCAACGACCCGCACCACAGAACCCGACGCCGTAGGTATCGCGTTTGTTATGTCGCCCTGGGTCTCACTGACGTACAAGGTTTGGCCCGCTGTGAATGCTGAGAAGTTTGTGGACTGAATGACGCCCTCACGCAACAGACCGTCCGTGGCTTCGCTTGTACCTAGTGCCAACGCAATCAACCCTTCCGCCTTGCCGCTAACGTTGGCGTCAGTCTCGCCCCATCCGCCCGACGTGTATTGATACAAGTCCAGCGCGGTCAGTGTGGCGCTTCCAAACTTTAACACCTTGCCTTCGTGGTCGCCGTTGCTATACCCAGATGTCTTTGTGACAAACTCAACCTTCTGCCCGTCAAGCTCATTTGCTGCGGTTATGAATCCCGAATCGTTGGACAGTTGCGAGGTAGCCGTGGGTATGGTTGTATCACCTTCTAACGCCGTACCCGCTGACGTACCAAAGCCAGGGAAGGTAACCTTTGCCGTGTTCGCTGTTATTGCGCTTGCCTGTCCTGACGTGATGCCCGTCTTCGCGGTGTTGGCCGTAATGGCTGACGCTTGTCCGGCTGTTATGGTTGTGGTGTCACCAGCTAACGCGGTCGAGCTGGTTGTGCCAAGCTGCAACAATGCCGTGTCGCCCTCTAGCGCCGTACCTCCTGATGTGCCGAAGCCAGGGAAGGTCGTCTTTGCCGTGTTCGCTGTGATTGCACTCGCTTGTCCCGAAGTAATGCCTGTCTTTGCGGTGTTTGCTGTGATTGCGCTGGCTTGTCCCGAAGTAATACCTGTCTTTGCCGTGTTTGCCGTAATCGCGCTGGCTTGTCCTGACGTAATGCCCGTCTTGGCTGTGTTCGCAGTGATCGCGCTTGCTTGCCCGGAAGTAATACCTGTCTTTGCCGTGTTCGCTGTGATTGCACTCGCTTGTCCCGAAGTAATGCCCGTCTTCGCAGTGTTGGCTGCGATTGCGTCCGCCTGTTCCGAGGTTATACCCGTCTTGGCGGTGTTGGCGGTAATGGCTGACGCTTGGCCGGAAGTAATACCCGTCTTCGCGGTGTTCGCCGTAATCGCGCTTGCTTGGCCCGCTGTGATCGTGGTAGGCGTATTGTCAAGGTCGCCGTAATCAATGCCAGCCGTGGACCCGCTAAAGCTAATTGTTCCCGATGCGTTCGAGAAGCTGGCCGAACCCGAAAAGCGAACTTCAAGCGGGAACGTGGCAATGACGTTTCCGTTGGCTTGTCCTGCAATGCTTAACGCGGTTGTCTCGGTGTCGCTTGCGCCAGCAGCAACCGCAAACGTCAACGTGCCTGGGCTTGTCTGCTCTGCCTTGATTAGAGTCGCCGTACCGCCACGCAAAATGGCGTTGGTACTTGTCACCTTCAACGACGGCTTGGTGTTGTCTGACACGTCACTAAAAACGCCAAGCTCGTTTTGTGCTGAGCCTTTCAGGATTTGCAGAATGTTGGTCAAGTCGCCGTCGATGCTCAGGAACTTGCCGTAAATGGTTTGCGCCACTCCGCTTTGCACGTTGAGGTTTGTTCCGTACAATTCCACCGTGCCTGTCAAGCTGTTGACGCTTGTCACGCCGCTACTGCTGCCGCCCGTGTCTAGTGTGGCGGTGTTGCCGTTAATGGTTAAAGACCCATTGGATACAATAACCTTGTTGACCGCGCCCGTTGGCGTACCGTCTGCCTCTTCAATGGTCCAGCTATTGCCCGGAAACGTGGTGAGCGTTGTTGCGCTTCCTGTACGTTGCACGCGCGTGTTGTAAGTCTGCTCCAATACGTAGACGCGTTGATCGCTGTCAAACTGGATGTCGCTTGCGTCAAAGCTGATAGACTGCACCTGAACACCGCTAATGGTTCCGCTCTGCCTGTCGAGCGCACCACGCACGGCAATGCCCAAATCCATCACGGTCTCGTAGTCGTCGCCTACGCAATACAACTCCACGCGCGCCGTGTCAACTTTCGACGTGCTTGTCTTAGTGTCGCTGGGCGTAGTGTCCACCACAGTGTAAACCACAAACGGAGCGTCGGCGTCTTGTTGCGCAAGCTCCGGAAAAATGCGATCCGCGCAAATTGCACCGACTGCACTGCTGTCTTTGAGCAGCTTATAAATTGCCTTGCCTGTCTCCATTAGAGTTTGAACTTGTTAAACACCTTGCGGTATTGCATAATCATTAGACGCTCCATCATTGGACGCAAGCGTGCCAAAGCGGGCGCAATCTTATTGTAGGTTGGACTATCGACAGACCTTCTGCGGCCACCGATACCGCCGTCCTCCGTCCATTGTGCAAAGTAGCCGTCGTTACGTACCGCGCCGCCTTTACGCGGCCCAACAAATACGTTCACTCTGCTTCCGCGACTGTTGCGAACTCCAATTGAGCGCCGCAATGTGCCGCTTGGTACAGTCTTGACAACCACGCCTTCACCCTTGCGCGCGCGGCCATTGCCACCCGAGCCTTTGTACACCTTAAAATCTTCGCCGCTTCTTGGGATGGTCGGCTTCATTTTGCGCGACGCGAGCTGGCCAATCTTTCTGTTGCTTTGGCGCAGTTCCTTTGCCATCACTTTTGGAAACTGTCCGATGCGGCTAATTTGTTTCTCCAGCTCTTTAAGACCTTCAACTTTACCTACCATCCGTGCCTTGCTCTTTGCAGAAGATGCGCATGCCGTCGCGCCGTCCGATTTCTTCAAAGCCTAGCACCTGGTACTTCCGCGACTCAAATACGATTGTATCGTCTTGCGACATGCTCAACCCGCCGGGCGCGTCGGTTGGGTTTGGATGGCGCACAATGAAGTTTACCTTGCTTTGTGGGAATACCTGGTGGGCTTTGATAGTCTCGCCAGCGCTGCCCGCAAACCTTACTTCCGCCCACATGTCCGTATCGGTTGTGGTGCTTACGGTTGGCTGTCCATAGTCGTCTTGCGTCAAGGTCTCTTGGCGGTACGTGATCAACCTATCTCTGCGTCCTGCGTTCTTCATGGCTGATAGATAATGCGGAACGGATTGAGCAACGCCTCAAGCCCAAACTTCAAACGCGTAGTCATGGCGCCGATAACCTCTTCTTGCCTGTTCTCGTACAAGTCCGCGACAATCAATCGAATAGCTTGCAACACGGGCGCGGGCATGGTGGTGTAACCAGCCGTAAACGAAACGACGACAGGCATTAATGCGTAATCATACGTTTGCGGATAGTCGCGAAACGCAATGCGCGCTGGCCGCGTAATCTCATCCGAGAACCAATTGCTTGCGTCAAGTAGAGACAGCGCCGCGTAAGTCTTGGTGGCGGTCGTCTGATACTTCACCTCGGTGATCGCGGTAACTGGCCCGATAGGAATGTAGGAGTTGTAGAAGCCCGGTAAGTACCCGCGCGCGGTATAGCTGCCAAGCTTAATGTTACAATGTTCCTCTACCCAGCTAATCGCCGCCGAACGTAGCGCCGCAATCAAAGTGTCTTCGGCGGTGGTGGTCACGCGCATGTGTGCTTTCAAGTCGGCAACCGTAATGATTGTGTCTTGATCGACTGCGCTTCCGGTAATCTCTACTTGCATGCCCTAAAAATAAGAAAGCCCGACGTGGTGCCGGGCTTTCTCTGAATATGTAAACGACAACCAATCAGGCGTTGTCGTGGAAAGTGTACGCGGCTCCAGCGTGAAGCACAGCGGCGTCGGCGTAACGATGGATAGAAATCCGCACTTGATGGCTCAAGTCCATCGCGTAAGGATTCACAACAATGTCGAGGCCACCAAACAGACCGAGAACGGCAGCTTGATTTGGGTCGAACATAACAAGCGAGCCTTCCGCAGCAACACCGTTAGCTGGCAGCAAGTCCGTCACGGCGTATGGGTAACCCAACGCGTTAAAGTTGCCCGCGCTTGTGCGGTCGATGGCTGGGTTGACGTCTGCAACAATCGCGTCGTCGGAAAGCAAAGCGTGAGCAGTTGCGTCGGCAATCACCTTAACGTTGCGCAAGTCAACACCCGCAGCAATCAAAGCGGCTTCGCCAACAATCATTTGCGCGGCGCTCACTGGGTTAGTGTTGTCTCCGTCACCAGTTCCAAAGATGGTGTCAAACACAGTCTTGTCGATTTGACGATTCAACTGCGTAATCATGTCGTTGGTGATGAGCTGTTCAACAGCAGGTCCGCCCTGCATCATGAGTTGCTCGGTCACAGTGACAAATGCACCGTAACGCGTTGGTGTCAAGTTACGCGCGCCAACAGCAGAAGCTGCGCTTGAAACGTTTGCACCCTCAGCAGCAGAAGCAATAGTTGCGGCTGCGGTAACGATTGGCACGTTCACGTTGGAAGTAAGTCCATTGAGGACACGTCCACCCATAGACTCAAACAAGGTTGGAGCAGCCAAAGCAGCTACGCCAGCGGTCACGTTAGTACCGACAAAGCCAGGAGAGTTGGTTAAACCAGCACCGGCGCCAAACTCACCAGCGTCACCCAACGCACGCATTGCGCTTGCAGGGATAGAGAGTTGACCCTTGATATTCATGTTGGAACCGCGCGCCTCGCGCATGGCTTCCTCGGTGTACTCAGCAGCAACACCAGTCACGCGCTTGCCTTGTGACAAGTCACGGACAGCACCAGCCAAGTCGAACCGCTTGTTCATGCGGGCCATCTCGCGCTGCTCTGAGCGTGAACCCTCGCCAGCCAAGACCGCGCTTTCGGCAATCTTAGCGTCTTCGCGCTTGACCTTCAAT